GTATTGCTAATACTAAACCAACAGATATTATGGAGTGGGATAGTGAAGGTAACATTAAGGTCAAGGCAAGCAAAGATATTCCTGAGCATGCATTACAAGCTATCAAGAGTATTAAGACTGTTACCAAGACCGATAAGGAAGGTAATTCTTATACAACTATTGATATTGAACTTTGGGATAAAGTGGGTGTTTTGAGAATATTAGCTAAAGCATCAGGATTATTAGATACACCTGAAGAGTCAGACAAGCCATCAGTGATTGGTATTAATGTAAAAGCACCGGAGACAACAACATATTATGAAGAACCTAAACAGTCCAGCACGTCTGAAAGCTCTGAAGGCATTGGAGGAGTTCAAGGAGAAGAGAGCGAACATGAATAAAACAGACTGGATTGATAAAATCTTAAATGAACCAGACAAGTATTTTGAAATCGTGGTAAAATTTGCAGAAGAAGCAAAGAAACGAACAGGAAGAAGAAACAATGACTGATCCAAAGAATGTCCAAGTTGGTGGTGACCATTACAAGCGACACACTATACAACCTATAGACATCATGCAAGAGTACCTATCTGATGAAGCTTATGAAGGTTTCCTCAATGGGAATATAATAAAGTACGCACTGCGTTGGCGGGATAAAGGGGGTGTTGAGGACTTGAAGAAGTTACAACACTATGTTGCTTTTTTAGTTAAACACATGGAGACTAAAGATGGAACTCAAGGCAATGATTGAGCAGTTGCGTGAGGAGTTTGCTATGGCACATCTTAATAATACCAGAGTCATGGAGATTATTGATGCGCTATGGAAAGAGAATCAAGAACTCAAACGCATGGCTACAATGAAGTTCAAAGATATTGATGACGAAGAATGATGACAGAAGATGAAAAAGCCTGGATTGTCAGTATTATTATATTTATTATATTTCTAATAGTGATATTATGAGTAATAAAAAAGAACGTAGTAAAAAAGCACTGGCTGGTCCAGGTATTGATCTTGACTTCAGTGGCGCACTAACGACCTATAAGTTTCTCCAAAGTAATGCGTTTGTTCGCGGACTAATGGGTCCAGTAGGTTCGGGGAAGTCCTACGCGTGTGCTGCTGAAATCATGATGCGTGCGGTTAGACAGAAGCCATCACCTGTTGATGGTATCAGATACTCTAGATTTGTAATTGTCAGGAATTCTTACCCTGAATTAAAGACAACAACGATTAAAACATGGCAAGAGCTATTTCCTGAAAACACTTTTGGTCCGATGTTATATACACCTCCAATCACTCACCATATACGCCTACCCTCCCGAGGCGATGCCGCTGGCATTGACTGTGAAGTGATCTTCCTAGCATTGGACCAACCTAAAGATGTGCGTAAACTATTATCATTAGAACTAACAGGAGCATGGGTAAATGAAGCAAGAGAACTTCCAAAAGCTGTTATTGATGGTCTCACTCATCGGGTTGGTCGGTATCCTACACAGCGGGATGGTGGACCGACTTGGCATGGAGTGTGGATGGATACTAACCCAATGGATGACGACCATTGGTGGTTTAGGTTAAGTCAAAAAGAACCGATCACAGGTAAGTACGGTTGGGACTTCTTTCAACAACCTGGTGGAGTCGTAGAAGTATCACCTGACGAATTACCTGAGAACCCTGAAGCCAATGACCACATTTTTGCAAGTGGTCGTTGGTGGAAGATTAATTCTAGAGCAGAGAATGTAAACAATTTACCAGGTGGTTACTATAATCAGATGCTTGGTGGTAAGAACTTAGACTGGATACGTTGTTATGCTGAAGGTAAATTTACTTATGTCCAAGAGGGCAAACCCGTATGGCCAGAATATGATGACCAGTTAATGAGTTCATCAGAAGTGGAATACGATCCAACGTTACCATTGCATATAGGATTAGACTTCGGTTTAACACCAGCAGCCGCAATCGGGCAACGATTAGCTAATGGCCGTTGGATTATTCTGTATGAGATTGTCACTGAAGATATGGGGCTAGAACGCTTTGGTCAACAGCTATTAGCTGAGATTAATGCACGTTACCCTAAAGCACAATTAATGGTCTGGGGTGATCCGGCTGGTATGCAACGTGATGCGATCTATGAAGTCACTGCATTTGATTACTTACGTACTATTGGACTTAACGCACAACCAACAGCATCTAACAATTTTAAAGTACGACGTGAAGGTGCAGCCGCACCAATGCAAAGACTGATTAATGGTAAACCAGGATTGTTAGTACATACATCATGTAAGCGTATTCGTAAATCTCTATCTGGTGGTTACCATTTTAAACGAGTCAGTGTCGGTGCTGGTCAAGAAAGATTTAAAGATAGTCCTAATAAGAATGAACATTCACACATTGGTGATGCCTTTGGTTACTTACTACTAGGTGGTGGTGAGCATAAGCGTATGACAAAATCTGCCTTATCTGCCAATACACTCATATCACAAACTGTTGTGAATACAGATTTCGATGTCTTTCATCAGTAAGGACGTAATCGATCAATACATGCCAAAGATAAAGAATGGTGGATATGTACCGTTCAATGCTTTACATCTAAAAACCTTTAAAGGATTAAATGATTATGGGGTTGCGCAAGTACCGCCTGAAGTTCGAGAACAGCGTATTGTACATCAGTCTCAGGCTGGTCCTAGTATTACTGCTTATATTGAAGACCGTCCTGTTGCTATTTTTGGTATTGTTATGGTATGGGACGGAGTGGGTGAAGCGTGGTCTTTATTCTCTGAGGAATCTAGACGATACCCAATAGCTATGACCAAAGGCGCACATGCATTCTTTGATATCTGTGAGATATTATTCACTTTACATCGTCTACAAATTACGGTAAGATCTGAGGATAAAAGGGCTATGTCATGGGCAAGCTGTCTAGGTTTTGAGAAAGAGGGCTTGCTCAGGCAATATAGCGTTGATAAAAAAGATTATTATATGATGAGGAGAACCTAATGGGTGGTGCATTCGGTGGCGGAAAGCCAGATACATCAGCAGCTGAAGAATCATTACGATTACAGCGTGAAGAAACAAAACGTGCAAGAGAACAAGCTCAAACAGAGAAGCGTGATCTGCAAGAAGAGATGGCAGCTAAGCGTCGTGCAAGAGCAAGAGGTGGTAAAAGAACATTACTCGCTGGTGGTCGATTCAGCCCAGAAGTTGGTGTTGAGGATGAAGATAACACATTAGGATCTGTATAGCATGGCAGCTCTAGACTTTGGTATGGCAATGGCTAGAGGAATGCTTCCTCAGTCAGAAAAGGCTCAGAAAGATTTACTTAATCTGGCTGGTGGTCGTAATGTATTTAAGTCTGAAGACTGGTGGAATCAGCAAGTAGATAAACAAATCTCTGAAGGTTATCGTACTGTAGAGAGACAAGATAAAGAATTCTTGATGCCATCAGGTGAATATCAACCAGGCAAAAGACAAGTTAGTACATCTTATTACAGAGATATGGGTCCATTTGGTCGAGTTGCACTCAGTGGAATACAAGCTATGATGTATGGTGGAAGTTATGCAAGTGGACCATTAGGTGGTGGTAGTGGTGGTATAAGCAGAAGTACATCAGTTAGTTATACAGCACCAGAAGGTGCAGTCTTTACTACAGATCCACGTACTAGAGAAAAACAATATACATCAAGAGACTTTGATGTGTTTGGCAAACGTGAAGATTATACAGCGGGTGAATTAGCTGACATTGAGAGATCAGCAGAAGCTGGAGCTAAAAGATTAAAAGCACAAACAGAAACAAGCAAAGCATCACAAAGACGTTTACGTCGTGGTACTGGTGGTTTGGTTGGTAAAGCAAAGCTACCAGGTGAAGCACCATCAACAGGATTACCAGAGTTAGGCACCACAGGATTAGCAATGACTGGTGGTTTATTTGGAGCTGACATTAAATTATGATTAATTGGCATGAAATATCTTTTCCTCCTATCAATCTTTATAACGCACATAGGATTAGCAATGGATCTTAAACGAGCTAGAAATGTTATATTAAATGACAAAGACTATCAGTTTGCTACTCAGTATTTAGGTAATAAGAAGAGTACGCCAGAGCAGATAGTTAATAACATTATGTTACCAATTGCATATCATGAGTCTAAGATAGATCCTACAAAATTACAAGAAGTACCTAACTTTGATTACAGTAAACATGGACAAGGATTATATCAGTTTGAACGCAACAGTTTAAGAACTGCCTTGCGTCGAGCTTTTAATACAATACTAAAATCAAAAGGGATGACATTAACAAATGATCCAGCAAAACTTAAAAAAGCTGGCGTTCCTAGCTATATGATTAAGGCATATCAAGACGGTAATGCATCTAAGCTATCTGCTGGGCAGCAATCTGCTGTATTGTTATTTGATTACTTAGAAAAACCAAACACTAATATTGATGAGGTAACACAAGGCAATCAGACTATTAATTCATTCTGGTATAACAGTCATTGGTCTGGTGCTGCACAATCAGATGATGAGACAAAGGTAGCAAGGCGTGCATCATTTAGTCGTCATTACGACCAGTATATTACGATGGATAAACAAGACAATAGAGTACGTAACATTAAACAACCGCCAGAAAAAGGTAACTTAGGAGGTATATTAGATGCACGATAAGATGAGAAAGAAAGTTCGTAAAGTAATGAGAGAATACAAAGCGGGTAAACTGAAATCAGGATCAGGAGCGACTGTAAAGAGTAAAGATCAAGCAGTTGCAATTGCAATGGCAGAATCACGTAAGGGGAAAAAGTAATGGCAAGTAAAGGTTTATATTACAATATGAATAAACGTAAGAAAGCTGGTACAAGTCGATCTAAAGAAGATTCAACTATATCACCTAAAGCGTACAAAAATATGTTAGCTGGATTTCCTAAGAAGAAAAAGTAATGTGGTCATATCATCTATATTGGGGATTTAACTTAGGTTTTGAGATCTATGAAGGTGAAATAGATGGTAATCCAGTAGACTATTTCCTAGTTAACTTAGGACCATTAAGAATACAGAAAGCAGAGTGGGCGTAGTGGAACAGTATAGAGGCGCATATCCAACCCGCAGTGTTGAACATGTAAGATTAATTGAAGGCCATGCATTTAGTGCTGGTCTAGTTGCTGACTATGATAACAAAGTAGCAGATGGATCAAGCATTGATATTGTGATTGCGTTTCCATCAGGAGTTAATCCTGTGTTTACTATTAATGGTTTATCTAGTGGTAATGCTGTAGGTTATCTATATGAAGGTGCAAGTGCAACAGGTGGCACATCACTACCTATTCTTAACAGAAATAGAGCAAGTACACTCAGTAGCACAGGAGTAGCTTTGGCTAATCCAACTGTGTCAAGCACAGGCACTTTGATATTAAAAGAAATACTCACCGGTGGTGTTGGTAAAAAAGGTGGTGGTGGTGAAGTGGGTGGTAATAACATTATCCTCAAGGGATTAACTAATTACCTATTTAGATTAACCAATGCAGATGGAAACAACAATCCACATGCAATGGAAATTATAATAAGTTGGACTGAGTAATGGTTGCTAAGAAATATCAGAACCCTAAAGGTGGACTCAATGAGGCTGGACGTAAACACTTTGAAAGAAAAGATGGTGGAGATCTTAAGCCACCACAAAAGTCTGGGACAGATGGTCGTCGTGTCAGCTTTGCTGCACGCTTTGGTGGTATGGCTGGTCCTCTGAAAGATGAAAATGGTAGACCAACAAGATTAAAGAAAGCATTACAAGCATGGGGCTTTGGTAGTAAAGAAGCAGCACGTAACTTTGCAGCACGAAACAAAAAGGGGTAATAATGGCTGAAATGTATATGCCACGTCACATGATGACGTTATCTAAAGCAGAACAGAATATTGTGAAATATCACAAGGATACTATTATGTCAGGTCAGGTTGGTCGTGATGAGGAAGGTAGACCAGTTACAGTATATTCAACCGGCATTATGATTCCAGTAGGTCCTAATAAAGGTAAATATGTTTCAGTACCTGGGTACATTAGAGATAAAGGTAAGATTGTTCGTGATGAAGATGAATTGTATAGAATATGGCAACGTGATATTAATTCTGGAAAATTTCCAATATATAATACGCCACAAGAATTAAACAAACGCTCTCAAGAAATACATACCATTATGGATCAAGAAGAGCAAGAAGCAAATGACTCTATGGTAGATGCAAGATTAAGAAGTAGAGGATTATTAATGAAAAGAGGAATTGGATAATGGCTGAAATGATGAGATTAAATGCAGAAGATGTCTTAAAGAGACATGAGAAAGCATTAATTAAAAAAGAAGACTTTAGGAACTTGTATGAAGAAGCATACGAGTTTGCTCTACCTCAGCGCAATCTTTATGATGGTCATTATGATGGTAAAGTAGGTGGCACTAAAAAGATGAATCGTGTATTTGATTCTACTGCTATTAACTCTACACAACGATTTGCTAACCGTATGCAATCAGGCATCTTTCCTCCGCAACGTAAATGGTGTCGTTTAGAGCCAGGACCAGACATTCCTGAAGATCGCAATGCTGAAGCACAAGCTGCATTAGACATGTATAACGATAAGTTATTTGCTACACTTAAGCAATCGAACTTTGATATTGCTATTGGTGAGTTCTTGCTTGACTTATCAGTGGGTACTGCTGTTATGATGGTGCAACCAGGTGATGATCTTAATCCTATTAACTTTATTCCAGTACCACAATACTTAGTATCTATTGAAGAAGGTGCAAATGGTCAAGTAGATAATGTATATAGACGTATGCGTATGAAGGGTGAATCTATACAACGTCAATGGCCAGAAGCTGAAATACCAAAAGAATTACAAACAAAGATAGATCAAAAGCCAACAGATGATGTAGAGCTAATTGAAGCAACTATTCTAGATCAGAAACGTGGTGACTATTGTTATCATGTAATTCATAAAGAATCGAAGACTGAACTTGTATACAAACGTATGAAGTATAGTCCTTGGGTGGTATCACGTTATGCTAAAGTCGCTGGTGAAGTCTATGGTCGTGGACCATTGATTACGGCATTACCTGATATTAAGACACTCAATAAAACAAAAGAATTAGTATTAAAGAATGCTTCTCTCTCTATCTCTGGTGTTTATACAGCAGCAGACGATGGTGTATTGAATCCTAATACTGTTAAGATTATGCCGGGTGCTATCATTCCAGTTGCACGTAATGGTGGACCTCAAGGTGAATCACTGAGACCATTACCAAGATCAGGTGACTTCAATGTATCACAATTAGTTATTAATGATCTCGTTGCTAACATCAAACGTATCTTACTTGATGAGTCATTACCACCAGATAATATGTCAGCTCGATCAGCAACAGAAGTTGTTGAGAGAATGAAAGAGTTATCACAAAACTTAGGCTCTGCATTTGGTCGACTCATTAATGAAACAATGATTCCTCTAGTTAGCAAGATGCTAGAAGTCATGGACCAGCGTGGTATAATTTCATTACCGCTAAAGGTAAATGGACTAGAAGTTAAGATTAGTCCAGTAGCACCGTTAGCAATGGCGCAGAACATGGATGATATACAAAACATCTTACAATATGCACAGATTGCACAACAAGCTGGACCAGAAGGTCAGATGGCAATCAAGGTTGGTGAGATGTTAGATTACATTGCAGAGAAGCTAGGTGTTCCTCAGAAGTTAAGACCAACACCACAAGAGCGAGCAATGATGCAACAGCAAGCCGCTGCTATGGCACAGCAAATGCAACAACAGAATCCAGAAGCTGCACAGGAGATGATGCAACAAGGATAATATATGGCTGGATGGGAAGATTTAGATCAAGCATTACCGCTTGACGTTAGAGATGTAAACCAAAAAAGAGATGATGTTGATCGTCTCTGTCTCAGAGTCCTTGGGGGTGAGGACGGCGAACAGTTAATCAAATGGCTGCGTGAAGCAGTTGTTGAGCAACCTGTTGCCTTGCCAGGTAGCGATCCTAGCTACGCTTACT